TAGGTTTAGACATACGGTGCTATGCATAAGTCGTTAGAGTTAGACACCTCAATAGAAAACGAACCACTCCATCCCGTCAGCTCGTTATCAAATCGTGCCGTAAAAGGTGTACACGAAGCAGGTAGGTCAAACTTGTAGTCGTTATCTACCGTTGTGTTGCTATTAGCTAAAGATTGAATGAATTGGTCTAATACATCGTGAAGTAGTTGAAGGGTATCTGAATACACTTGCGTTCTATTCTTTAGGTCGGGTAGAATCATATCCGCCACCAACAATTCAAGGTCGTATGTAAGCGTTCCGTTATCTATCGTTACCCCCATTATCTCGCAGTACAAAAGTGGATAATCGGGTTGTCCGAGTTTTGCAATATCAACTTGGTCTAAAGGTCCTGCATGAAACGATTGAAGGATTAAGTGCTTTTCTTCTATGTCTTCTAAAAGTTCTACTATCTGCTTGTATGATTTCATCGGTACTGGGTTACGTCAGGTGCTTTGTCTTTACGACTGTTATCTTGTTCATAAGATAAAAACGTAAAAGCCGATTCTATTTCAATTTCAGTTGCAGCTTCTATTTTCAACGGGTCACCCCCTGCAAGAAAATGGATAGTAGAATACCACCCCCACTTTTCAGCTATCAAATTACCTTCTCCTCCTCCACTAAAGAGTTGGCTAAATCTTTCGTTAATATCACGCCTATAGACAAAAAAAAATTGATAGCACCCATTACTACATCCATCTTTAAATTATCCCAGTAAGTGGGGTTGCCGTCACCTTTGTAGTCTTCTATCGTATAGAAATCCCCTGCTTCGGTTTTGATAGGTCGGTAAAGGATGCTGATAATATAACCTAAGTTCTCAAATAAACCTTTTGAGCAATACGTTTCTAAATCTGCAAACTCTCCTACCGTGAGCTTAGAAAGGTTCGGGTGGAATCCATACCGCTTCCCTTTGTAATCTAATTTCGATACTAACTTTTCGTCTTGCCCGTCTGCGTCATTTATGCGGCTTATGATACTGCTTATCTTTTCCATTTCTGGAATAGTTAGTTGGTTAGTTTCTTCTTTGGATAGGTTGCACATAATACAAATCGCCTCCACTATCCACTCGGTAGATTTCTCATCCAAGTTAAGTTCGGCTAATAGTTTATATTGCTTAACGGTTATGTCAGCAAGGGAATCGGGTACGGTTATCTTCATTTTAATTCACTTTTAGTTATGTGATTTGGTGAGTTCATTCACGAAATGTAATATTTACCACTATAAGAAGTTCCGATGCGGTTGATACATACGTACCTGACTGCATCTATAATATGGTTTGTGTGGTCTATTGGTTTATTTAGCTGCACCCCGTTTCGGTCAACCTCCCATCGGTAGTTGCGGAACTCCTTTTGTGCGTTTAAAGAATCCTTTAAGACGAATAGCTTGTGGCGTTTCATTATGTCAATTCCTAATCTAATGCTATCAGGACCTTTCTTGGACGGCTTAACGTTATGGCCTAAGCGGTGCAGTTCTTCGATAGACTTAGGTTCGGCACTATCGCAAATGATAGGCGTTCTATCTAAGTATAATTTGTCTAACTCTAAACTAATATCGCGGTTCGTTAATCCCGTCTTGTAAAGGTGTTCTTCAATGTATAGTGAATAGTCCTCACGCCACACCGAAACAATTGCAGTAGGGTCGTTAGTAAACCCCCAGTCGCATCCGTATGCTACGAGCTTAGCACGTTCAGGGATAGCATCAGCGACTTGCCATTGTGGGAAGATAGCCGATACATTAACCCCTCGTTCACCAAGTCCGTAGATACGCCAAAAGTTTTCGTCCGTTTCTTTAAACCGTTCTATTTCGTCTATAACGGATTGCTCTAAAAAGGGGTTATCCAGGTAAGTGGTTTGAAAGAAGTCCACGTCTTCACGTTCTAAGATATGGTCATAAATCCAATGATGCTCGTCCGATGGGTTGTAGTCTATAAATATCCTTCCGGTTGTTCTAAGTAATAATTGCCTCCAATCTTCCAACGTTATTTCGTTGCACTCGTTTACGTATAGAATATCTCTTTTACGTCCTCTTAATTTTTGTGGTTGGTCGGTGCTAATAAACTCTATTAGGTTTCCAAATAGGTTATAGGTCGCGTTGCTTTTGTTGTGGTGTTCTTCGTAATAGTTTCCCCCTTCGGTAAGTATCTGCATGAAGTCACGCATAACGGATGAACGTAAAGCAGGGAAGGTCTTACGGACTATTGTAATAACAATACCTGCATCTCTATTTCTAAAACAAAGCTGTATTAATACCTGACAAAGTGAAAAAGTCTTTCCGCTACGTGAACCCCCTTGATGGACTTGTATTTTAGCCTTTGACTTCTTAGCTTGGTAATATGTAGTTGGTTGCTTCACTCGTCATCAAACCACTTGAACGGTTTGGGTTCATTAATTTCTATTTGTTGTTTCTCTACATATCCCCTTGACTTGCCTTTATTTTTTAAATAGAACTGCGAAGCTTTTATTTGAATCTTCTCGTCTTGGCTCATCATTAACTTATGGTGGACTTCTTCTGCTACGTCTAAGTTTTCTTCTACTATGTCGTTTAGTTGGTCTAAATCTTTCTCAGCTCTTTCCTTTACTGATTGCCTTGTGTACGTGATATTGTACTTTTTTTCTAATGCCCTTGCTGTCCTTGAATAAAGTGCTTTATTCTTTCTTAATTCACTCCAAAACTCGCTATCTGAAACTTTCATTGTGTAAGGTTTTGTAAGGTTTTATTTATATTTTTTCAAATGATGTTGTTATTCTCATAGCTGAATGAGATGTAGTATTTGACTTTCCATGAATAACACCACCTGATGATTTATCTTTTCTTCCAAATCTTGCTAACCTCCATTTTTTATTTTTAGTTAATGCCCAAATTAAAGAAGGTGCAGAAGTAACAATGCTTATACGCCATCCTTCTTCTTTATACTTATTTGAAATAAATTCTAATAATCTAATTCCTACTCCTATTCCTTGATAATCGGGTAATACTACTAATCTATGAATCCTTTTTAATTTTTTAGCTTTTGCGTGTGGTTGATGTATTACACTAATAAACCCTGCAAGTTTATCATTTATGTAAGCTACAAAAACCGTTGAAGCATCATTATGAGAATGGTTTAAATAGTGGTGTTTAGCAAATGCTTTCCATATTGACTTATCTGCACTTTTGAATATGTCGAATTGTAAACTTGGTCTATTTTTTTTTTGCCCTTCGGTTTTCCGAAAGGTCATTGTATCCGTATCAAATATCCAATCGGGCAATATCCAATCTTCTACATCATCATGACACGTTACTGCTATAAACTTTTTCTTTGTTCTTCTTACTGCTTTTTGAACTGCATAAGAACCAACCTTAGCTACATTTCTATCTACTACGGAAGTAAATTCATCAAATACTACTAAATTTTCTTCTCTCATTAATGAGTTAGCTAAATCTACTCTCATTTTTTGACCATTACTTAAACAAGAATATGGTTTTAACCAAGACGGAGGTGAGCTAAATCCTACTGAATTAAAAGTTTTAGTAATTTCATCAATAGAACATTTTTCAGGCATATCATCTAAAATACTTTGAGCTTTATATTCAAAGTTTGTAATATATGATTCTGGAAATAACTCTTTTGCTATAGTAGTTTTTCCCGTTCCACTTGCACCAACAATCAAACCTATTGACCAATTTTTAGGTAAATTAATAGAACCTGAAAAAGATTCTTTTACTTTATTACTTTGTAAATCAAACTTTCCAATAATAGAGGCTACTCTAAAACTTTGGTCTGGTTCACTTTCTCTTACAATGTCAAAATTCGGCATTCTATTCCTCTTTTAATCATTTCATTATAAATACTTTCTTGATGTAATTCATCTTTACAGACTATTTCCACTCTAAATAATTGTTCTATTTTATCACTAAAATCTATGTCAGGTTGTTCAGGTTCATTATCAGTTTCCCAAACTTCTAAACCCCAATCAGTTAAAGGTAAAGATTCCCACTCATTAGCTAAAGCATCATAATCCCAAGTTCCATAGTGGGTGTTATCCTTAATCATAAATTCATCACGTTTAGTTTGTGACCACTCTGACACATCTAATACGTGAAGTTCACGGTATCCTAAATCTTTATATGCCAGTAAACGCATATTACCTGCAAGGGCATATCCATCAGCTACCACCAAAGGTTTAACTGATTGCATTTCGGGAAAGTCCCTTATGCTTTGTTTTAACCTTTCAAATGCTTCCTTTGTTATCGAACGTGGGTTGCTTGGGTCTAATCTTATTGTCTCAATCTGTACCTTTTGCGTCTTCATCTTCTTGGTTTTTAATGGCACGTAATACTTCTTCAAGGTAGTTAGCGAAGTCTTTATTTGCTACCGCTAAATCCCCTATGATATTCAAAGACGAATTGTTTTGGTAGTCCACAAATATCTTGTCTTTTACTACCGTAAAAATTAGGTAGTCTTGCGCATTGGTTAGATGCTTCTTTGCTTCGCGCATATCTTTTCTATTACTCATACCCTTGTAAATTCTTGCCACGTATGACGAAAGTTAGCATCATATTCCAGTAGCGTTTTACATTTTTGTTTCTGATAAACCACTGTAGAATAGTGTCTATTCATTTCTTGTCCTGCTGCTTCCGTAGTCCACCCGTGAGCAACTAAGTATTTAGAAACACACTTTCGCGCATCAGAAAGTTTTCTTTTTCGGTTTTTAGATTTAATTTCTTCCCAAGTACACCCGATTTTCTCAACCGATTCTTGACAAAAGATTAAAGCTTTAACCTTTGGAGATTTAAGTTTAACGGCAGGTGTTTCCCTTTCCAACATCCATTCATATACATTATTCATCGCAACTTGATTCATAGATTTTTAAAAGTTCAATATACATGTTTTTATTGCATGAAGTACAAGTGGTTCTTTTTTTCTTCTTGCTCAGTAATTCTTCATACAGTTTATAGAACTCATCCCCGATATGCTTGGCTAAATTTTGACCGCTTTTGTAGCGTGTTATTATTTCGTCTTCAAAAAACTTCCGTTGTTCTTCGTCCATCATTTTTACGGGTCGGCTAAACATTTTGTTTAAACGTTGGCGCCTTTCATCGCATCCGCAATCATCCCCGAAAAAAGTCTTTACTATCTTTTCTATTCCCGTTGCCTTTGTTACGGCTGCAACTTTATCGCCTAAACCTTGATTCTTGGATTTCATCTTGTATGTAGTTTCTTGTGTCACGAATGGCACGGTATAAAGTGTTGCGACTTATACCAGTTAGTTCACTCATAGAATCTAAAGTTAATTCATCACCATAATAAATAGCAAAGCAATTCTTTTCAAACCACTCCACATCGTTTAACTTCTCGTCTATAAATTGCAACACTTCTTCGTTGTGGTTTTTACTATAGGTTAAATCTAAATTCTTTAGATGCGTTAAGTGTTCCGTTAGTGAAGAAGTTTGTTTGCGTATTGCTGTAGTTTCTTTTCGGTACTTCTTAAAGTATCTGCTTGACGAACTTCGGTACTGGTTTATGGTTGCACGAACTATGTAGAATTTAATCTTTTTATTTTTTACTAAACTATTCATCTTCTCACGGTTGCCCGTTAATAAGATAACCATTATTTCATGCGCTAAATCTTCATAGTCGGGCTTCTTTCCTTTCGTGATTACTTTAGCTATCTCAAGGATAGAATTATAGTTATCGCGTATGTACCTTTGAATCATATAGGTAAGAACGTATTTGCGGAATCTATTTCAAAGATTTCACTAACTCAGTATAGTGTTTTATTTTTACTAACAACTCATCGTTCGTAAATCGTGCGGATTGATTACTTTCAAACTCTAACCATTCGGCAGTTCCTTCACCATATAAAATATCTAAGTTTTTTGCAAATCGATACTGCTCACCCCCTCTAAATCCATTACACCGTTTACATTGTGGTTTAACATTTTGTTCATCCCATCGGGTTGCGTACTTACCACGCGATTGGAAATGCCCTGCATCTATTTCGTACTTCCAATTCTTAGTTACTCCACAAGTAAAACAATCTACCATCCCTGCATGGTCTGCGTCTTTAGACCTAATCCATATACTAAATATCTTATCGAGCTTTTTTACTAAGGTGCTTCGTTTCATAAAAACATACCCAAAAGAGAAAAGACGATAGACATAATCGGATACACTCGTATTTGTGAGTTTACGAAATATTCAACCCCTATGTCAAAAAAAGAAATTACTATAACGGAAACAAAAAACGTTGCAGCCATTCCGCTATTTACGACATTCTATTTAAAATACCAAATTACTCCGATGAGTTTGGGTGTGGTATAAACTCCCAACGTCCTTTTTCATCGGTGTCGGGTTCAGGTAA